CTGGGTTCCCAAGCACAGTAGTTTGGCCCCCGGTAGTCACTTAGACTTAACCTACAGTAAGGAACTCAGGCCATGCCTAACTTACCAATCCGTGGACTAGGGTCCGTGGGCGTGGTCACTGATGTTGACCCCTACAACCTCCCTACCAATGCCTACACTAGAGCCAAGAACATTAGGTTCACTAGCGGTAATGTGACCCGTGGCCCAGTGTACCGGGCTGTGTCAGACACTATCCCGTGGAGCCCTGTGTTCTCCTATGGCCTTACAGCCCTCTCTGGTTACGATACTGTGTTGTTGGTGGATGATACCTTCGACATCTATGAGTTCTCTGGTGGTTCCTTTGTTCAGAGGTTCAATGCGTCAACCAGTTCGACTAATGACCCAGTGACAGCAACGATACTTGCAGATGTGCAGTACGTTAATCGTCCAGACCAAGTTCCCGTAGCCCGTCCCCCTAGTGCTTCCAACTTCAGTACCCTAGCCAACTGGCCTAGTACCTACCGAGCTACGTCCCTTCGCAGCTTCGGAGACTTTTTGATAGCTCTAGGCACCACAGAGAATGGTGCTTCGTACCCAAGTCGGGTGAGGTTCTCTGATCCCGTACTAGCAAACCAAGTACCAGCAACTTGGGACGAGACTGACCTTACTAACAGTGCTGGCTTCAATGACCTCGTGCAGATGAAGACGCCTATCATGGACGGTGCCACACTAGGAGCTAACTTCCTTGTGTATTCCCAAGACCAAGTGTGGATGATGGAGTTTGTGGGCGGTACGTTCATCTTTAACTTCCGCAAGGTCTTCGATGACGCTGGTGTAATCAATCAGAACTGCATCATGGAAGTAGAGGGCAAACATTACGTCTTTGACCGCGATGACATCTATGTCACTGATGGCAACACACGCCAATCCATATGTGATGGCCGCGTTAGAGACTACATCTTTGGTGGCTTAGACAACTCCCGTACTGGTGAATGTTTTGTCACCCACAACACCAGCTTAGAAGAGTTGTACTTCTGCTACCACAGTAATGACGATATGGCCATCTACACAGATGGTCAGCACTGTAACCGGGCGGCAGTCTACAACTACAAAGAGGACAACTGGACATTCCAAGATTTGCCCAACGTAGTCTCTGGCTCTGAGGCTAACATTAACTCTGTGTTCTCATATGATGATGCGACCCAAACTTACGACAACATTGGTGGCTCATACCACGACCAAGAAAGTCAATTTGCACAAAGCCCTCTTCTTATTGCAAAGGCTGGAGGCGGCGTACCGTCAAACAAGATATATGGTGTTGACCTTGTAGACCAAGGAACACTTGCACAAGCTGTAGACACAGATGTCTCCTCAGAATTCTTCTTAGAACGTGTGGGCCTTGATTTAGACGAGATGGGTGTGCCTCTCAATGGATACAAAGTAATCTCAAAGATACTTCCGCAGGTATCTACGAGCAACGGAAACCCAAACTTTGGGTTCAGTTTTGGTGCGTCAGACATCCCCAATGTAGCCCCCAGCTACAACGCTGATGTCACCTTTAATTCACAAACTGATTACAAAGTGGATACCAGAATATCAGGCAGATACCTCTCGTACAAAATGTCCAGCAGTAACCTAAAGGACTTTTCCCTGAGCGGTATGGACGTAGAGGTTGTGGTCACTGGTAGGAGATAACAATGTCACTATCAAACAAACTCAACTTACTCGTGTCTGCCTATGTAAGGCGGCAGTCTCCATCCCTAAACCCAGAGTTTCTACCTAACTACTTACAAGAGGAACTCAGGGAACTGGAGGCCTCTATACGCTCTTTAGCAGAAGCAAGTATCCAAGTGGCAAACAGAGAGCCCACAAGCCCACTAAAGGGCATGATCCGCTATGCTGTGTCCCCTTGGGATCCTATAGGCAACGGAACCCAAGGACTTGTTGTCTACGATGGCACAGCTTGGGCAGCAATGGGTGGATCAGCTTCTACAACAGGTCTGACTTATGATGACTTCTGATTTGTAGATCAAAAGATAAAAGGAATATAATATGTGGGGCGCAATAATCGGCGGTGCCATGGGCCTTATGGGCGCAAACAAGCAAGCCAAAGCACAAGACGCAGCAACAGCAGCCCAGATGGCTGGCTTTAGACAGTACGAACCTTATGTGGACGCTAACCTATCTGGCAGTTCTGCCGCTTTAGATGGCGTGTTATCAACTGGTGCCTACGGTGGTCAAACCCTAGCTGGCCCAAACCAGTTCCAGACAGGTACTGCCAACAACATGGGAAACATAGGCGGAAACCTTCAGACCTCTGGCTATGACATGATGAATGCCAACAACAACTTTGGTGGTAACTACCAAAATATGTATGGGCAATCTCAGGGTCTCTTCGGTCAAACACAAGACCTCTATGGTCAGTCTCGTGACCTCTACGGTAAATCACAGGATGTCTATAACCAAGGTGCCAACCTTGCCGGCCTCAACACAGACTTGTACCAGCAGAACCGTGGCATCTATGACCAGTTCTCCCAGCTATCTCAGGATGCAAAAGCAGACCGTCTAGACACTGCTATGGACTACGCCAGTGCCAACGCAAACCCGTTGGTTGACGCTGCGATGCGTGATGACCGCCGCAACCTCCAAGAGAACACCCTGACAGGCATCGACCTAGCAGCAAGTGGCTCAGGTAACATGAATTCCAGTCGCGCCGGTGTAGCTACAGCAGTAGCCAACCGCGCTTATGATGACCGCCGCGCTGATGTCGCCTTAGACGTACAAGACAGGCTCATTGACCGCAGCCTTAATCAACAGGCCCGTCAATTTACTGACCAGAGTTCTGCATTGACTGGCGCAGGCAACGCTGGAGCATCCCAACGTGCTGATTTAGCTGGTGCAGGCAGTGCTTTAGCTAACCAGAATAACAGCATTGGAACATCCAGTAACACCCTGACAGCTTCGGGCACCCAGCTTGCAAATGGCGCTGATCAGCTCGGTGTAGCAGGCAACATGAACTCCGGCATACAAGGTGCCTACACTCAAGGTCTCAATACACTGGGGCAGGGTGCTAACTTCGGTATGAACGCAGGCAACTCCCTGCAAGGGTATGACCAAGCAGCCCTCACTGACGCACAGCTTAACTTCGAGCGCCAGCGTGACTTTGAGATGCAGCAGCGTCAAGGCTACCAGTCTGGTATTCTAGGACAGGCTCCTAACTCAAGCCAATCTGTCCAAGCCAACAGGGTTGACCCATACCAAGCTGCCTTGGGTGGTGCGATGGGTGGCTTTGGGTTCCAGCAGCAGTATTTCCCACAGCAGCAAGCCAACACAAGTTGGGCCTCGAATGCAGTAGGCAATGTAGGCAACAATCCACTAGGCCTTAGCCGCCCTAGCTTTAGCTTTTAGGAGGTAACTAGTATGGAACCTTTAATCCCTAATAGCATTCAAAATGCAGTAGACGCCTCTGGTTTAACTTTGAATGAGTATCTAAAAACATTAAGCGCCGCAGATAGAGCAGACGTTGAAGACCAAATTCGTGTGTATAGCGAACTGCGTCCTGAACAAATTGCAAGGCGGAACAAGAACAATTTTATTAACAGTACGATCGCTGGCCCTCTCCCAGAGGTAGCTATGCCTGTCCTCTCCACTGGAGCTGCTGTAGAGCCTTCACAAGACCCTCTACTTACACAACCCACTTTTATCAGTATTGCGCGGAGTCAAAACAAAACTCCGCAAGAATATTTAGATAGCCTTTCTCCTGTAATGCTAGAAAACTCCAGAAAGATACTTCTGGGTGTTGAACCTGAGCTACAGCCACAGCCAGACGCACAGCCACCAGTCCTCACGCCCCGTGTTCCCGGCGAGGGTGTCATTGCAGCACCTGTTGCTAACCCAGCAGATGCCCCAACATCCTACGCTGACATGAGCCCACAGGACTTTCAGCGGATGGCACAGAACCCCGCTGATGTACCAGCAGGCGCTGAGTTCCCCGGACTTGGTGCTGACTTCTCAGGCATTGAGCGTTTCGACAGTGCAATGGAACAGCGTACACAAGCAGCCAGAGAAGGCATTGACCAAGGTGTGTTGCAACAGCAAGCAGCATCTGGTGACGCAAGAGCTCTTGCAGAGCTAGAGCGCCGTAAGAACACAGTACAGAATGCTGGTGTTTTGCCTACAGCTGCTAACGAGCCAATCCCTATGGGACAGGCTCCTGTAGACTTTGCAGCAATGGAAGCTCAGAACTCTAAGAGCCCAGTGCTCATCAACACTACCACTCCAGCTCCTACCACTACCACTGCAAATACAGCAGCGCAGACACCAGCATTAAGTACAACATCAAGTACAACTGCCACTCGCTCCCCAGCCCTCTCAAGAGGCGCAGGTAACATGACAGCCAATGCCCGTGGTTCCGCTCTAGGCATGATACCACGCGGCGAGAGCCTCATACGCATTGGTGGCGCTATGTACTCTGGTGCTCTCCAAGGCGATGGTCTGGGTGCAGCTACTCGTGAGTATGGTTCCATACAGGATGCCAACCGCAAGGCTGAAGTTGATGCTTACAATAAGGCAGAAACAACACGCATTGCAGAGCTGAGGGCTAAAAGA